CTTCTACTTCATGTTTGCTAGGTCTTTTTTCAAACTCCATTACATAGTTAATAACAAATTTACCCACTATAATATTCCTGAGTTCTGTAAACCTATAAAGGTATAAATTATTGTATACATAATTAAAAACTCCATGTTGACCTCCTAGTCATCTAAATCATTCCAATGTTTAACAACTTTTCTTTTCTTAACAGGTTTATCTTTAACATATGATTCAAAACAACCTGTGTCTAAATTAAGCATCATATCTAATACTCTAGGGTAACCTAGTTCCTCATACCTAGTTTTGGATATAGAAAAAACAGATTCTGTACATCTACTACCATCATCATTTTCAAATTTAGGTCTCCAAACACTAAATATATGATCTGCTTTATTATTCCAATGTGCTGAACCAGCTGCACTATATGGAGTAGGCGGTGCGTGTTGTGCCTTGCTATCTGGTTTGGCAGGATGCACTAAAATCATTATATGTATATCTAAAACTTTTACTAATGAAGTTAAATAATCTAAGCATCTTCCTATCCATTGTGTTTCACTACCTTTGCCAAAATCTGGTGCTTCTAATTTGTTCCAAGGGTCTAGTATAAATGCACTAATATTATATCGTGCTTTCATATCTTTTATTCTATCTACAGTCCATTCAAATGATGGTGTATTGTTGGGATGGTTTAAGAATACAAATCTATCTCTAATAAAATTATCTGCTTCTTGCTTTTCTGCATCTGTTTGTTCTATCTCTAATTTATTATGATAAAATTGTCTTATTGCTCTTACTACATATGGTTTAATTCTAGTCTCACCGCTAAACATTCCTATATTACATTTGTAATGCTTGGCAATATTAGTCCACATTTGTATAGCAAAGCTAGTCTTACCACCACCTGGATATCCAAGAAATAAACTTAACATCCCTGCTCCTAAATAAAACTTATCTTCCCATCCTTGCATATTAATATTATATAATTTTACCTTTGGAGGGTCTGGTATCTCTTCTATATTATATACACCTTCAATGGGAAAAGGAGTAATATCTTCCTCAATCATATATTTAAATTCTTTACCCCATTCTAATAAAGCATCATTAGCATCTTTAATATTATCTGGGTAATTATAATACTTACACCTTCCAGAACCTAATAAAGCCACTAAATCTTGTCGTAGAGCTAGACCAGGCTCATCATTGTCTGTTAGTAACACAAAACACTTAACCTTATCTAATCCCTTTTCTAATCCATCTAAAACATATCTGTATTTTTTTAACTCTGATGGGTCATCACTTGCTTTAGCAGTTGCTCCTGTCGGTACAGATAATAATTGGTTTAGATCATATCCACCCATTAACATAGCAGCAACATCCATCTCTCCTTCACAGATGTATATGGTAGTGTTTTCTAAATTCTTATTAGCTAACACATTATTTAGATTATAAAACGCAGATTCGCCATTTAATAGCTGCTTAAATGTTTTTTCTTGTATGGCTCTTGCTTTATAGTTAACTACTTCATTATCTGTGTTGTAGTAATCAAAAATAATAGATTCTAATTTTCTATCACCATACTGGGCCAGACCACTTCTTACTTTTAACTGTTGCAGAGCTTCCTTGTTTATTCCTCTTTTCTCCGCCCAGTTTATTACATTCCCACTTATCATAATATTCTCCTTTTGAGTAATTACAGTGATGGCAATAACACACCACACCTTCTGTTTTAATCGTTACACTTAAACATCTATCGTGCTTATTCTTTCTAGTATGGCTGCACACAGGACATTTATACTTACCGCTATGTGGTCTACTTAATAACCATTCTCTAGTTATCATGTTAAACTCATAATTAGTTGTGAATTAACCCTTTCTCCAGAATCATATTTTTTAGTTATATTTTTAGGATAAGATAAAATTTTATAATTTAATTGTGAATTAAATAATTTTTTAGTTTTTTTATCAGCAACAAAAAATATATATCTATGCTTTCTTGACCTAATTTTTCTTTTAGTAATATCAAATTTTTTATAATGCCTTGAGTGCTTATTACCAGTATCTACATCAGTTCTTTTAGCACTTAAACCTGTATATATAAAATTAGTTGCTTGATAAATATATCCATTATGATTCATACTTGTATCAGCATAAGAGACAACAATTTTAGGTTTTAATAATAATTTTAAACTTTTTCCAATAAAATATGATGCTTCATTCCTGTTATTATTTAATAAACATAATCTATTTAATTCAATCACATATTTAGCATTATCTTTACCACATACTCCTATACATAATGAATTACTAGCTGGTTTACCATAAGTAATAACACCAACTAAATTGTTTAATTTGTATAGTCCAAAAGCATACATAATATTAGGTACTCTTTTTGCGTAATGTTTTTGAGTTAACCATAAATGTGTTTCATCTGGTTTTATTTGTAAAACTTTATAATTATTTAACATTTTCTTTATCTCTAACTAATTTTTCATAATTATCTCTAATTACTTTAGATAAATTATCCCATTCTTTATCATTACAATTAGCTAATTTTTTAGCTTGTTGTAAATAATAATAACTATGGTCATAAGATTTTGTAATACTCATATTAATTACTCCCTTTTATAGCATCTTCTATATCCATTTGTTTACCATCACCTTTGTAATGATATTCTGCATAATAATTACCATACTTATTATTTTTCTTTCTTTTGGTTTCTATTTGGTAACCATCTTGTTTTAAATTATATATCCTAGCTCCTAATCTAAAGCAGGAAAATAACTCTAAGGCCTGTATTGGGTTGATAGTTTTATGTTCTTTTAAGTGTTCTAGTATTAATTGATTTTGTGTTAGTTTCATTTTTATCTCCTTTATTGTGGGGTGATTCATTCCATAATCTTTCTGCTGTAGCCATACCAAATCTAGTATTACAAACCATTTTTTCAAAAAATTTAAATTCATTTCCCATGTTATGTAAACTACTATGGCAGTTGTAGCACAATGGAATAACATCTTTATCACCTGCTCTTAAACTCATTCCTCTTGAGCTAAAGATAGGTTTTAAAAGATGGTGAGCTTGAATGTTATAATCACTACATCTAGGTCTGTCTTTAGGCATAGTGCCATTTTGTCTTAACCTATTAAAATGATCTGCTATACAACAGTCTAAATTGCTCACCCATTCAACGTGCTTTTTATTAGTGTATCTTTTGGCCATTAAAAAACTTCCTGACCACCATTTAATCTTTTATCTGTTTCTAATACACCAGCTTTTAAATTATCAAAATACCATCTAAGAGCTATATCCCAATCTTCTGGTTTAGTGCCTGTCTTTAAAATAGTTTGTAGCACAATCATATATTGATTATTAGGCAGTAAACTTTGTAAGTCTTTAGCTGTAGTTTGTAACTGGCTATAACCATTGCTGTTACTTACTACTTTACTGTCAGGAAAAACTTGTTTGATCTTTTCCACATCATTACTAGGTGTGTAAGATTTTATCCAGTTATAAGTTTTACCGCTATATTCTTGTACAGTTACTTCAGCAGTTATAGTTGTGTCAGGTCTTAATGCACCGCCACCCTTACTACAAAAATAATCTACTCCATTACTTGCTTTTACAATATATGCTTTCTTTCCTTCTCTTGGTGGTTTAACTTCTGTTATATGTAATTCCATGTTTATCTCCTATAAAATGGGTGGGATTGCAAACAGGTGGAGCTTAACTCACCAAAAACAATCCCATGTTAATATTAAGCTCTAGCATCAATTCTTTTCCTTTAAGAACTGACTAATGTGAAGGTAACTTTTAAATACCTCCAAATGTTTCTCTTGGCTATCTCTGTACCAAAACTCTTTGACCTCTTCTGTGTCTTTATCTATTGCTATAATAACTCTAGGCAAAGGCTCTATTCCTAATTCTAAAGTATGAGCATGGTTGTATGCACTTAATTGAATTGGCCATGTAGAAGTATTAGATTTTTTAGTATATGTTTTTAAATCCATTAATACTCTTTCACCTCTTATCTCAAGGTCTGCGTCAAACATCCCTGCATAAGGTGTACCTAAATTGTCATTATAAACTAATCGTTCTGTGTAATTAGTTTTAGTTACATTTTTTAAATGGTAGTTATAAAGAGCATATTGTAATCGTTGAATTTTTTTATCCTCATCATATTGTATAATGCCTTTAGGTATATTTTCCCAAAATTCATGACACAACGTACCTAAGTTAGCGGATTGCAACCACTTATTAGCAGCTTCTTTTTTTATCAAAATAAGTTTTTCTAATAGTTCGTCTTTGTCTCTGAACTCAGTTCCTTCACCTACACATAATACCTCATGTAAAGTGTCTTGATAGTTTTTGCGTCCAGCTGCACTTGCTATACCAAACGTGTCTCCCAATTTGAGTATAGTAGAAACACTAGGTGAATGGTTTTTAACTCCATTTATAGTAATAGTATATCTATGGGTTTTGGCATTAAAACTAATCTCAACTTCTGTACCATTAATAGTAAATTTTCTAATCATCTTTTTTACCTTTCTTTTTAAAATAGTTTAAAGTCAATAGTGGTATTAATTTATTTCTTTTAGTTGTTACTGGTATCTCAATAGGATTAACTAACATATTAACTCTATTTTTTTTTTGTAATTTGAATTGTATTATCTTCTTTTTCATAACCTGATTCCTTTGCAATATCTTCTTCAATATTATCTATTTTGTTTTTTAATTCTTTAACTTTTTTTTCCCATTTAATAATTCTTTCATCCGTACTATTTAAATGTTTTTGAAGTTCAATTTTTTGCTCCATTAATTCTATTACTGCATCTTGTGCTATTAAAACTTGTTCATATAAATCTGAAAACATAACTTTCTCCTACATTGAAATTAAAAATAAATAAAACCAAACTATTGCATTAAGTGCATAAATACTAATCACTATATACATTAGTGGCCACCTGATCTATTGTGTAACTCTTCCGCTATATCTACTGCGGTATCTTCTGGGCAACAATTATATTTCTTACATACTTCTTCCCATTTGTTTTCCCAATATTCTGGGTTAGCATCTCCTTGACCTGCAAGTGCTGCTTGGTAACTATTATAAATATAAATTAGATTACTTAACATATCATCCTCCCTATTGTGATTTGTTGCGACAGAAATGATCTATGTAACTGCCTATTAATTTATTCTTAGTATCTTCTGTATCTGCATTGCTTTCTATAAAACCTATAAAACTGTAATAGCTTTTTTGTAATAAAAGAATATCTGAACTAGCCATTAATAAAATAGATTCTCCTTTTTCTTGCTCCCATAAATATACAGAGTTTTTAGTTAATACAATTCTGTATAAATCTGTAATCGTTTTTTCTTTTTGTACTTCTGTTAATTCTTTCATATTATTACCTTATTGTATAAGGAATGGATTGTAGCTTTCTCATTCCTTCATCATGGTTATAAAAGCACACTTCCATTTTATCACTAGTTTTTAAGTCTAGTGTAACTTTCCAATTTTTGTGTACACTGCTAGGCTGCCACTCTAACGTGGCAACCCCATTTTGTAATTTCTTAATATCTTTTTTCATTACGCAACCTCCTTTTTGTCTGTTACTTTTACTATGTTGTTTATAGCATCTAAATCACCAGATGCTTTGTTTATAGCATCTAAATCACTTCGTGATATAATCTTCTGCTCAGTCTTAACCTCAGTCAACCAACAATCGTGTTCAATTTTAACACACTCAATATCATCATAATCTGCATTTTCATGCCCATCATTCCACCCAGTAGCTTCTTTAGTGTAAAAAGTATTATTTACATAAGTGTTTTCATAAGCAAAAAAAACATCTTTAGCAAATTGAGAAACTCCATTTCTAAAAACTACACTTGCTAAATCAATAGTGTAGCTATCAAAAGCATCAGACTTAACTAAAACTTTTGGGTTATGTTCATTAAGATAACTGTTAATTTCTTTAATAGTTAATTTACTCATTATGCACTCTCCTTTACTTTAAAAAGTGTTCTATTGTGAATACATTGGATGTTGTGACCACCTGCAATAATGGTATCAATTTCAATATTTTTAGTTCCTTTGTCTGTTTCTACTTTAAAAGAACCATGAAATCCATCAGTACAAAACCCTACTTTTGAATCAACCACTTTAGTAATTCCAATTTTTTCAAGCTTAGCAGCTAGTGATTTATTTCTGGTATTAATAACTCTTTGAGCTTGTTTCGTACCTTGCTCAAAAACATCATCAAGACCTCTATGCTCAATAAGTCTAAGTATTGTTCTACCACCTGCAGCTTCTACAGATGCTTTCCAACCATCAACTTTTCTAACTGCTTTTGCTCTCTCTACAAAAAACTCACCATTTCTTTTAATAAACTCTTTGTCAGTAACAGTAAAGAATTTTTCTAGGCTTTCTTTTATTTTATTAATATTTTTATTCATTGTAAGCTCCTTTTTTTGTTATTTATATAGAGCTTATATTATTTTAACATATAGTCAAGACTATTAGTAAAATAATTTTATTAGGTAGGAAACTAGCGGAAATGGTACGAACTAGAGTATGATAAATTCCAAATACCACAATATGTTTACCATTTTTATATCAAAATCAAAGGATAACTACCCTTTCATAATTATATTAATAAATCTCTAGTCCGTTTGACAAGTATATATATGTTAATTAAGTAATCAATCTTTTTCTATTATCCAGTTATCTTTTTGTAATTGATAATCTAGGTATAATTGTGTATCTGCATATCCTCTGCCCTCATTTAAACAGATAAGATAATATTTAGGCTCATATAGTTTGCAGGATTTATCGTCTCCTTCTACTGGATGTGCCACTCCTTTTGATATAAACAATATATATCCTAAGAAAGCACATAACCCTATAAATATAAAACCACCTACAACTAAAAATATATTCCTAATCATTTCTACCATTTCTTCTTGTTTTTGTCTGGCTTTAGCTTTTGCTATTTTTATTGCTTTTTTTTTTGCATCAATACGTTTCTTGCGTTCTTCTAAGATAAACTCCCAAGTTCCATGACCAAAGCGAAGGTTGATTAATTGTTTCATTTCATAGAGATGCTCTTGTGCTAATTTAGCATCAATCACTTCCTTTGCCACATTTTCTACTGCAAAGTGGTCTACATTAGCTTTATCTCTGGCTTTTATAACTTCTTGTTGACCATTAAGTGCTTTATCTACATGACCAATAATATCACCAATATCTTGTGCTGTGCTTATATTGCTCTTAATAAAGTCTACAGATTTTTTAACTAAAGCTATGCCAGTTAATACAGCACTTACTGGTTCAACCATTATGCTTCTCAATGAACCTGTCGAGTTTAACTTCTAGTCTTAATACTAGCTCTTTAATCTCTCTTGTTTCATTGTGAAGCTCGGATTTTGTGGCATATTCTTTTCCTAAATCTTCTCTAGTTTTGTTTAGAAGTATTTGTAATCTTTTTACTTCATTAAACATTTTAGAAAATGCCCATGCAAATGGTCCTAAAACCACAG